CATCAACCTTCGAGTGATCCTAATTACTATATATGGCAGAAGGGTGAATCCCCTAAACTATCCCAACATTTCGATGGTAGGGAATTCTCTTGTCATTGTTCGTTCCCTGAATGTAAAGAGCAGAAGATATCTAAGGCTCTTATAACGCGCCTAGAACAAGTGCGTGTTGAGTCTAATCAGTCTATTACTATTACGTCAGGATATCGTTGTACGGCTTACCAGACCCATCTACGGGACTCTGGAGTGAATACAGTGGTGGCTAAGTTATCTACCCATGAGTTAGGCGATGCTGCAGATGCCCAGCCTCATGATAAGAATATAGAAACATTCCTACCTATCGCAGCTAAGCACTTTGATAGTATTGGGACCGCTAAGACATTCCTTCATTTAGATATTAGGGTCGGTTATAGAAGGTGGGTCTATTAATATGGCTATATTACAGCTTATTTGTTTATTAGGTTTTTGGACAATGGTGGGTACTTTAATATATATCATATACACAATAGATAAAAAAGATTAACAACTCGTAAGGAGAAGATACAATGCAAAGTGGAATGTCTCTATTGGGACAAAAAATATTAAGCCAGTCACGCAATTTAATCTACTCAATTTTTAACGGGGTCTCAAAGTCCCTAACTTATGGAAAAGTCGTTAGATCATCATTCTTCCTTCTGTTCTTAGCTTCCTCAGCATTATGCCTTCGTGCCCCTCAATGCCAGTCTGGTCTTATCGCAATCCTATCCCTTATAGCATTTATTACATTTGATGTAGTTAGTTCGTTTAGACGACCTGCCTATAAAGACTTCTCTATTGAGTTCGAAGCTCTAAGGAAAAAGAATGAAGAGCTTGAAGAACAGTTTAAAGGTATTAAGAGCGATCTTAGTATCGCTAAGATCAGCACAGCCTTCCAGGCGCGCAGGTAATATAATACTCTTTCTAATAGGAATAACAATATCATGAGCAATAACAAAAACGACTCCTTAGATAAACTCGCAGATGAATATAGTAATACTGATACTGATCAGAAAGCATACATTAAAGCTCAGACCTCTACAATCATTTCTCAAACAAAAGAAGTGAATACCCTTAAGCGCGAGATTGATCGACTGGCTAAAGAGAACGAACGTCTGGTATTAGAGAATACTCAGATGCGCGCTATGTCTCCTGCTCCCGAAGGCTCCCAGTTCACAACTACTGATGAAGAAACTATATGTATCATACAGTTAGCTATGCTTAAGAACATGGCTGTGACTCGTGAACTTACTTTAGAAGAATGTAAAAAGTCTGAGATATATCTTAAGATGATACAGTCTATTAGAGGTAAGGCTCCAGTTAAAGAAGAAGAGAGTACCGATAAACTCAGTAATGAAGATTTACTTAAACTCATGGATAGTTTAGGAAGCGATCAGTAATGGCTATAAGTAAAAAAGCAGCCATACATGAAATGTGGCGGCGCGCGCTAATTCAATATAAGTTCCATCTCGTACAAAAAGAGATGTATAAGCTATATACAGCATCTCCAAATAACTCGATTCTTGTTTGGTTACTTGCTCGTCAAACTGGTAAGACATTCTGCCTTCTAACTATTGGAACTATGGTTTGTTTGAGTAAACCTAATAGTGTTGTCAAGTACTTAACCGATACAAAGTTACATGCTCGAACTCTTGCTGAACCTCAAATGAGAAGAATCCTAGAGGACTGTCCAGAAGATTTAAAGCCAGAATATATATCATCTCAGTTCCTTTATATATTTAAGAATGGAAGTCAATTACAGATGGCTGGTTCTGATGGTAACTCTGCAGAAAGATTGAGGGGTCAGACTTCCGATCTAGTATTAGTGGACGAGGCTGGCTTTGTTAATGATCTAGATAATACAATGAAAGATATTCTTTTACCGACCTTGATCCATTCCGGCGGTCGAGCAATTCTAGCTAGTTCGCCTCCAAAACAACACGATCACGATTTCAATGTATATATAGAACGCGCTGAGAAAGATGGCTATCTTACTAAGAAGACTGTATATGATAATCCAATGCTTACTACTGGACAGATCGAAAGTATTATTAAACAGTATCCAGGTGGAGTTAACGATATAGGATTCCGTAGGGAGTTCATGTGTGAACAGATTAAAGATGAGAACATGTCGGTTCTTCCTGAAGTCGATGATGAGCTACTTACACAGATAGTTAAGGAACATATTCAGCCGCCGTTCTGTAGTAGATACGTCGCTATGGATATTGGTTTCAAGGACTTAACAGTTATTCTTTTCGGCTATTACGATTTCAGGGAAGATAAGATTATTATACAGGACGAGATTTGTAAGAATGGTAAACAGATTCATCTACCTGTTTTTACTAAAGAGATCATGGATAAAGAAGACGAGCTATGGATGAATCCACTTACTAATGAACTCTTTAAACCAGATCAGCGTGTGTCAGATATTAATCCTTTTGTAATACAAGAAATTAATATAGCTTCTAAAGCAGCCAATCCAGATCACACTATAGATTTTGCGATGGCGGCTAAAGATAATAAACTAGCTAATATCAATAGGTTACGAGTTATGTTAGCCAGTCACAAAATATTCATTCATCCTAAATGTGTGAATCTTATACGACATCTTAAGAACTGTCGTTGGAAAGATAAATCGACAAAGGAAGAGTTTGCTCGTTCTCCAGATGATGGACATTACGATGCAGTAGATGCTTTGTTATATTTCATGCGCGCTGTAAATTTTAAGAAGAATCCTTATCCTGCAGGTTATGGAAACAATATACATAATATGCATATTGAGAATAAATCTACGTTCTATAACAATAAACATGTCGATGTCTATAACGTTATTTTTGGCGTGAATAAGAAACGTTAACATTGTTTCTATTTAACAACTCTTTAGGTAACAAAGGAAAAACAAATGCTTAAACGTTTTAAAAAGATTAGCAAGAGTATTGCTATTTCTGTATTCTCAGTTTCTACAGTTCTGTTTCTAGCAATCTCAGCTCCACAAATACATAATTCTTATTTACGTTATGAAGTTGGACAATCGGTGGTCGAGGTTCTAGTTCCTGGTCAATTTGGTGGGGGTACTGGATTTGCTGTTAGATCAGCTTCTGGTAAAGATTTCATCGCTACTAATAGACATGTTTGTGAATCGGCTATAAATGGTTGGATGGAAATTAAGAGTGATTCTAATGATGAGAAGATTTTAAAGCGTGTTGTATATAAAGATAATAAAGCCGATCTTTGTTTACTAGAAGGTGATTCTAGGTTTTCTCCATTGAAGTTAGCCTTTACTCCTGAAAAAGGAGATATACATTATATCGTAGGACACCCAGGATTACGACAACTTACAATATCTTCTGGTGAGTATATTGGAAATGCAGAAGTTCAATTACAACAAGAAGTTGAAAAAAGAGAACAGTGTACTGGTAAAGTATATGAGTTAGATATTCTACAACAATTACTTACTGGACAAGCTTTTGTATGTGTTAGAACTTTTAAGGCATATGGTACAACCGCTGTTGCCTATCCTGGTAATTCAGGTTCTCCTGTAGTAAATAAATATGGAAATGTTATTGGTGTTTTGTTCGCTGGAAGTAATAGCGAAGAACGGGATAACTTTTTAGTCCCAGGTTATGAATTAGAAAGAGTGTTAAATAAGTTCTAAGGAGTCTTTGTGGAAGTCTATAATAAAGATGAAAAGAATGAATATTTCGCAGCTCAGGAGGCAGAAGCAACGGCTTCTTCTCTTTTAAAGAAAGCTGAAACGTTCTTTACTGTATTAAATTCAAATGCTTATCTAACTAAAATACAAGATATGTGGAGATTCTATTACGGTCACTTTGGTGGGAGTGCAAATAATGCTCACGAAGTAACCTTTACTGGAGAACAGGGGGAGTTAGTAAAACTTCCTGTAAACCATTTTCGTAACTTAGCTCGACATATGTATAATATGATTACAGCTAACCGTCCGACTTTAGAAGCCCGTGCTGCTAACTCTGATTACAAATCTCTTTCTCAAACCTATTTAGCTAATGGTATTTTAGATTACTATATGCGTGAAAAGGGATTAGAAGATAAACTTTTTGATGCTGTTGAAATGGCTACAGTTCTTGGTAGTGCCTTTCTTAAAATGGAATGGAATGCTACTTCAGGTGAAACTTATGATATTGATCCTGAAACTGGTCTTGCTGTAAATGAAGGGGAATTAGAATTCAGTTTACTAAGTCCTTTAGATGTTGTTGTCGATGGTACAAAAGAAAGTTGGAGTAATCATGAATGGGTTTTAACTCGTTCGTTTATAAATAAATATAATCTAATGGCTAAGTATCCCGATATGGCTCAGAAGATTAAAGATACTCCTGTTAAAAACGCGCTGTCTAGTTATAGGGTTTCAGTATTTTCAAACGACGATACTGACGATATTCCTATGTATGAATTCTTTCATAAAAAAACAGAAGCGATCCCTGAAGGTCGTTATATGTTATTTCTTAACGACGATTGTGTTCTTCTAGATTTAGATATGCCGTATAGAACTATCCCTGTATTTAATCTTAGTCCATCTTTGATCATGGGTACTCCTTACGGATACTCAGAATTATTCGATGTGTTCCCATTACAAGAAGCAATGAATTCTATGTACTCAGCTATTATGACAAATAATAATGCGTTCAACGTACAAAATTTATTTGTCCCTCGTGGTGCAGATTTATCTGTTGCTTCACTTGCTGGTGGTTTAAATGTTGTAGAAGGTAATGCTAAAC